ATGTTGTTGATAAACTGACAAGTATGAGTACTGCTGGTACTGAAGCAACTACAAAACAAATTAAAGAATTAAGTAATATTCCAGCAGATAAATTGTTTGCCGCAGCTGGTGGTATTGATGCAATGAAGAAGGCACTTGATGATTTTGGTGGTGGTACGTTTAGTAAAGTTGCAGATAAGTTATTTGGTGGTAGCGGCCCGATTGATAAATTAGTTGATCTGGCAAAGAATGTTACACCTCTTATGAAAGCAGCAGAAGCAATCTCTGTGATTAGTGCAGCCGGTGGTGACTATGCCATGGCAGAAGCAGAACTGAAACGCAGAAAAAGAGTTGCAGAACTTGAAAGTGGTATTGCTGCTGGCAGTCTCAAAGGAGAAGCTTACACTTCAGAAGCCGATCTTAAATCTGCAAGAGCAGAACTTGCATCACTAAAACAACAGAAAATGCAATTGCAGTTATCAGGTAATCGTGATAGAAATCTAACAGGAAGTGGTGCAAATGGTGGAGCTGGTGGAGCAACGATTGTTACCAATGTAAATAAAGGTGGTGATTCTACAACTAACATGACATCTACAAGTGAAAGTTTAGTTAATCCTTCTATGATGGGTGTTCCTGATTTTGCTGGAGCTCCATAAAAAAAAGAGGTAGGATTGCTCCTACCTCTTCGTCTTAGTACAGTGATTGTTTCAGTCCGAATCTAATTCAGCGACTAGGGATATTTATCACCTGACCCTTTATCCAGCAAGTTTCTGGAAGTAGTCCATAGTATCATCATCCTCAGATGAGTCGGTTGCAAATGGTGGAGTGTTATCCACAGGTGCAGTATCGACTACTGGTGATGCGACAGGAGCATCTTCCATCTTCTCAGCAATGTTACCTACAGTAACACTACCAGACAGGACAGTATCAAGACGAGTCTTTAGTTCTTCATATGACTTGAAGTTTGATGGAGCAGAATACTCTGCAAGAGCATACTGTTGTTTCCACACTTCTTCAATCTGGTTATCATTATCAAACATAGCAGATGGTGCTTCAAACTCAGACTTATCATAGTTCCAATAACCGTCAACCTTACGAATCTTCAGTTTGAAGTTTGCACCTTCCCAAAAATCAAATGGGTTGATAGGTGTCTCATCTTCAAACTCAGGTTGCATTGCAGCCATAATCTTATCAAAGATTTTCTTACCATAACGGAACAAGAATACTTTACCTTCATTCTCTGGATGCTTGCTGTCACTGACAACATAGATGTTAGAGAAGTATTGCAACTTTCTTTTCTGTTTACGGGCAATCTCTTTGTCAGACTCAATGCCTGTGTTCCAATACTTAGAGTTAAGTTCTGACACAGGGTCATTCTGTCCAATAGTAGTGAGAGAGTTCTCAATATACCATTGACCAGTAGGGCCTTGGAACGCATGATTCCATACCTTTGCCCAAGGCATATCTTCACCTTCGACTGCTGGTAGGAAACGAATGACTGCATAACCGTTACCAGACTTATCTAGTTCTGGTTTCCACAGACGTTCATCTTTATAAGACTTCTTTTCTTGAGGTGCGTTTTCTTTCTTTACTTCGCCAAGTAATTTATCAAGAGAATTGTTTCTCTTTAGGCTATCTAACGACATATGTATCTCCTTATGTTATCGTATGTTACTTTTAAATTCATCGTATGTTAAATCTGTTCCAACCTTATAAAACTTCACATTAGGAAACTCCAGCTGTGTCATTCTAAATTGATTATCCCAGTTAATCGTGTTAAACCCACGACTAGACTCAGGTAGATAATTATTACTACCCTTGTATACGTTATTTAGTGGTTTGGAATAGTCACTTCCATCAAAACCTAACATATACACTTCCTCTGCACCATCTTGACAAGCAAGGTGTAGTGCAGTATTTCCAGCAGACCATCCTTTAGGAAAGTCTATTTCCTTTACTTGATCTTCTTTTTCAATCCATGTGATAAACAGACCAATATCTTTTTCCAGTTTTTGTCTCAAATCTTCTTCAATCAAATGTGAATTATGAAACATGATTTCTTCAATGTTGCTTTCAATCAACTCTCTTGTTTTGCCTTGAACCACACAGTCTGTTCTAGACAGTTTTTCAGTTTCATATATTTTACCATCATTATCTGACCAACCAATTTTCATTAGGTCAGCATCAAAGTCTGGTAAGATACTCCAATCAGAAAACCAACATTTATTTTTTAATGCGTAACCTGATTCGTATATCTCTTGTTGCATATTATAGTCTACAGAAACGAGATTGTCAAGTGCAAAATCACGATAGATTGCATTGCAGCCCCAAGTTTTAAAGTCACCCCCTATAATCGGTTTGCGAGGTCTGGACTCTCCGTTTCCATAGACTATGTGCTTATTCATTTAGACATTCTTCTCCGAATAGTGCCGTCTTCGATACTTCCACCATTCTTTACTTGAATATGATTTTGACCTTCTGCACCATCAGACTTAACTGTATAGTCTGCATTGTGATTGTCAACCCATCTTTCTTTCTTTACAAAATCTAACTTATAAGTGTCTCTGTCTGATAGATTTGCAAGAACATTAAATGCAAGACTTACTCTAGGGTCAGTTGTTTTGTTCTGAGCAAAACCATGAAACAGATAACTGTTAAATATAATCAACGAACCTTGAGTACAAGGCATTGCAATTCTATTTGTAAAGTTAGGATTGGCTTGATGATAATGTTTCCTCAATGAAATGAATGGGTCTGCATTGTAAGCAACCTTTTCAAATAACAAAGGTGGATGATTAGGAGTAGACTCGATATAGTAAACACCACTAATAAGAGAGTTACTATGATTATGCATACTCTGTGCAGAGTTTGGTCTTGACTTGTTAATCCAAGACTCATGTATCCAAAACTCTTCATATGCAAGTGTCATCACATTGTCAAAGTAGTCTTTGATACATTCTTCAAACCATACTTTCAGATCAGCCAATCCTGTTTTATCTACGATGTTTGGATTCTCTGAACCAAACTGTGTTGAGTCTGGATTACCACTACCCTGTTTAGAATAATCGAAATCATCTATGTCTGGTATGATTGGTGGATTTGGATTCTGATATATTTTTAATACTCCAGCAGGGAATATCGGTATTCCATTATCCATCTCTTAGTGCCTCCCATGATATAGGAAACAACAACTGTGCTTCCATGTCAATTAAATTTGCAACCTCTTGTGTTTCCAGTTGGGTATCCGATTTACATCGCAGATTGCATACACGAGCAAATGCCATTAAAGTTCCACTCCAATACCACTCAGTATATGTAGACTGTGGTAATACCATTCTTGCCATCTCTGGTGCAACACCCTCACCCAACAGTTGATCATAGAACCGTTCAAGTGATTGCATATACCAGTTATAATTATGGTTTAGTTCTGTCTTACCTTCTGCTTGATCAGATAATACTATTTCACCACCAGAACCTTGTTTACTATTTTCTGGTCTACTGCGCCAGAATGGTGGTTGATAAAACTCTGGTTTGTCATCTACATAACGTCTAGAGACTTCGTTCCATACCAGACCGACTTGGTGCTTTACTAACTGTCTTGCGACAAAGATTGGAGCCTTGATTCTAAACTGCAAAGATGCGTGTCCAAAAGGACTCCAATGATTGTGTTTTGCAAGATAGTTGATGAGTTTTGCATCTTGATCAGAAAACTCTTTACTCTCTTTTGCATAAGAAACACGGGCAGCGTTCACTACAGAGAGGTCACTGCCCATATGGTCAATTAGTTCTACGATCATATCGCTTCTTTTCATCCAATGCTTTACGAGTAGGACGATAACCTTTAGGCCAAGCCGGAACACGACTTGCAAGAGTTTTGCATCGTTCCATCAGTTCTGCATTTTTACGTTGCAGTTCTGCATTTTCAAACTCTAAAACCTTCATACGATTCTCTTGGTACAATCCCTCAAGAGCTTCAAAAGCATTATTTACTTCACTTTTCATTACCATTTCCTTTTCTATACTGGTAGTTGTGCTGTTCGTTCCAAGAAATTTAACTCTCTTGCATTTGCCTCAATTTTTTCTTTAAGACCTTTGGTGATAAGTCGCCCAACAGTATCAGGTTCAAGATCATTTTTAGAACAATACCAGAGTACTGCATCCATATGATTGATACCTTTGTCTTTAGCGACCTTTTCAATTTCTAATGAGAATGTTTTTGGTGTTTGCATTGTTTACCTTCACGTTTATTATTGTTCTAATATACCACACTATAGTGTTGTAGTCAATGGGTTTCTGGAAAAAAGATAGGATGGTCAGTCCTATCCAAATGTAGCAGTGCCAGAAAATATATGCGTCTGGTTGCAGTTGTGTCTGTGACCAAATCAGACTCTCCTTTTGATACGGCATTTCGCAACATTGCAGGCGGTGCCGTGTACGCCTATTCGTGTTCTCCACCATTTGCTCTACCAAATCCACCAAAGTATTGTGGATTGCGTCTTGCAGTTTCAAACGTACCTACTGTAATTGCAATCGCAGCAAGTAGTACAAGGTGAATAATAGCACTGACACCAAATAGTGTCCAACTACCGACAATAAAACCGAACACAATACACCACATCCAAGCCAATACTTGCATGATCAAATGTCTCGTACTTGTGTCTGGAATATTTTTAAGTGGATTGTAATCTAAACTCATTACAGCGTTCCAACTGTTTACTATAAATGTTCT